GTCAGGGCCACGACACGGCTGGCCGATAAAACGGGGCTGAAATTGTGAACCCCTCACCTCCGCTGCCAGCGCAGCGGTAGGGTAGGGAAACGGGTGCCAGGAGTGTAGCCCAAAAGTAACCAACTGGTTACTTAGCGAGGAGGAAAGCCATGCAACACAAGGGTTTCTGGTTCACAGAGGAAGAAAAGAACAAACGCTACCCGCCCCGCCGTCGCCCCGAGCCAATCCCGCCCGGCCAATCCTTCGAGGAACTCACCGCAAAGCACGGCCGACCAAACGGACCCTTCGATAAGGAACGCCAATTGCCCTACAGCGCGGTCGACAAGTGAATGTCCTCGACCTTTTCAGCGGCATCGGCGGCTTCAGCCTCGGCCTCGAGCGAGCCGGCATGCGAACCGTCGCCTTCTGCGAGATCGATCCCTATTGCCAGTGCGTCCTGCGACGGCACTGGCCAGATGTCCCTGTTTACGACGACGTGCGAACCCTCACACGGAAGATTTTGGCCAACACCTATTGCCAACGATGCAGAGAAACGCGGCGTTCCGAAGATTGGGGCGGGACTTGCGGGTGCGGTCCACAAGTCATCTGCGGCGGCTTCCCCTGCCAGGACATCAGTGTCGCCGGAAAGGGCGCGGGCATTGCAGGCGAGCGCAGCGGCCTATGGTCGGAGTACGCCCGAATTATTGGCGAGGTACGACCCCGCTACGTCATCGTGGAGAACGTCGCAGCTTTGCTTGGACGGGGAATTGAGCGAGTTCTCGGAGATCTGGCCGCGCTCGGGTACAATGCGGAGTGGCATTGCATACCAGCTTCCGCCGTTGGTGCGCCTCACCGACGCGACCGGGTCTGGATTGTGGCGCACACCAGATGCCTCGATAGTTTCGGGTGGGGCGGCGAATGCGGAGGACCGCAAGCGGCAGGGCCATGCGATAGGGCTGCACGATCAGGTGAACACGCCCGCGATGTGGCCGACACCAACGGCGCAGGATGCCTCGAACAATGGCGGGGCCTCCCAATACGACAGGAACTCGCTGCCGCTGAATGCGGTGGTTGGTGGCAGTCTGAACCCGACGTGGGTCGAGTGGCTACAGGGGTTCCCGCTCGGGTGGACCGCCTGCGAGCCCTCGGCAACGCCGTCGTCCCGCAAATCCCCGAAATCATCGGGCGCGCAATCATGAGGGCCAACCCATGAACCGCTACGTCATCATGGCCCGCGAAAACTGGCCCGGCGCCGTCATGCGCGAAATCTGCCGCTGCAACTCCAACGCAGGCGATATCCGCAACGCCCTCGCCGACTACACCGTCACCGGCTCACAAGGCACTCGAATATATAAGTATAACCACGTTGAAATCATGAAGATTTCCCCCAGCAAAAAAGAGAAAGAGGAACAGAAGGAGGTCAGAGCCCAAATGAAACGACCTATCAGAAATATTAATGACTTTTCCGGAAAGCCATCTGCAAATCAGATAGCTTGCGTGCTCGAGCAGATCGACGCCATGAGGGCAGCGGATGGCGATCAAGCGGCGCAAGGGCCGACCGCGGAAGAGCGGCCACCGTTATCGCAACGGCAATCTGAGGCCGAGCAGTGAGCCGGCCGTTTCCCCCGCGGCGATCGCGGCCACGCAGCCCCACCGCGCGGGCCTTGGAGATCATGCGGCCGACCAAAAGGCCGAGAGCGAGCTCGGGCGGCTGGCGCTTCGTGGTCAAATCACAGGGCTCCAGTACCTCGCCGGACAGCGATACGGTGCCCAATGGCGAAGCTACCTTGCCACGCTCGACGGCCCCAGGAGCCCGCAGCGAGGCCATGGGCGTGGAAATCCCTGCGCCGGGTGTCCCACAGCCAGCGACCGGCGAACCTGCTCCTGCGACCTCGCCAGGCGATCGTGGGAGCGTTCCGTTTCCGCCCTCACGCCGGCCGAGGTGCTGGTGACGGCGCGGGTGTGCTGCTGGGAGATCCCGATCCCGACCGGCATGCTGGCTGTGCTTTGCAGTGGATTGGACGCGCTGGCGGAAAGTCTTGGCTTGACAACGCGGAACAAATCACCGCGTGTTGAAAACCTCAATCCCAACCTCGTCCGAGCCTAACCCAGGAAGTGTGCGACCTCCTCGCGCTGGCGCCTGGGATAGCGGCCGGCGGCTCTTGCATCCCTTGTAGCCGCCGGCTCGTTTCATGAGGGCAGCATGGCAACCGAGCAGCGTCCGGGCGATCGCATGCCCAACTACGACCATGATTTTGACGGCCGGCCGCCGGTCGGCTGGCACGACGATGATCCGCTGCTCGAGCGGCTGTGCCGCTACCACCCCGACCTTATCCCCGACGCATTGCGCGCCAGGTTTCGATCCGATTATGCGCGTGCGCGCTCGCCTGCTGTGGCTGCTGCGCTATCGCTTCATCCAGCTTGATATGCGGATTGTTTGTCCAGGTTCGCTCTAGCCGTGGCCGTGTAGTTTCTAGCCTCGGCCGCGGCAGCGCCGGCGGGGCTCCTGCCCGATGCGGACCCGCCGGTTGATCACTTGTGCTTGCGTACGGGCTTCTTGGCCGGCTTGAAACCAGGCTTCACGGCTGCGTGCTTCACATGCCGCTTGGAGGCCGACGCCTTGGTGCGGTTGGCCTTCTGGTCGTGCTGGGCCCGCAGGTCGTCGTTGGCCTCGCGCTCGGCCGCGGCATCGTCGGCCTGCGAGCGGTGGTGAGCGTCATCCTGATGCTTGCCGCCCTTGGCCTCCTTCTGGTGCTTGGCCTCGTAGCCGGGCTGATGCTCGGGTGCGCGCTCGGGATGCGCGCTCGGCTCCTGCCGGCCTGACGCCTCGTCGGCGCGGTGCTTGGGCTCGATCGGCTCGTACGGCTGCTGGGTGCCGCCGGGGCCCTGCGCCCAGTTCTGCGGCTGCTGGGTGCCGGGCGGGTGGTGACCCGCGGTTTGCGGCCGCGAGTGTTTGGGTTCGGCCTGCTGATTGTCGCTGCGGGCTCGTTCCTGCTCGTTTGCTCCTGGCATGGTTGCCATGGGGTATCCTCCACCGCGGGGATCGCGGTCGGGAGGACAATGCGCCAGGGTTCCGAGTGTTCAAAGCGGCGGCCTCCAAGTTTGCACCTTGGAGGCCGCCTGTCTGTCTGGTTGACCGTACCAGGGTCGCGCCGGACAGCATGGGTGTTCAAAATTGAACAGCGGGAACCGCTGGAGGATGCAAGGATGGCCCGGATCGCACGGGCCTGCCGGTCACCCCCCGGCTGGCGTTTGCCGATCAGACCGCCGGGTTCGAAGCGACGGACAGGCCGCATGGCGGCAACGCGATCGACAACCGACTTGCGAGCAGGCGGTGCCGGGGGCAGGCCGGCGCCGCCGATCGTCAACGCAATACCATATAGCAGGTTCCGCGGCGCTTGTCACGCAATGTGGGATGGTGTGTCGGAAACCAGACGTAACAGGTTGTGACTAACCCGCCGTCGTGTTAGCCTGGCGCATGGCGCACCACAACGTCTTCACGTTTTTCTCGGTTCATAACTGCCTCGACGAGGACTTCGACGCGCCCGACGCCGCGGCCGATCGGCAACTGTGTCAGGCGATCGGCGCCGGCAGGATGGGGTTGCATCCCGACGCCTGGGGCAATCATGATCCGCTGACGATGCCGCCGCCGCGCTATCGGCGGCCGTTCGTGCCGCCGATCGGGTATCCGGCCGACAATGCGGTCGAGTGGAAGCCGCACACGCCGCGGCCGCAGAAACCGCAGAAACCGCCACGGCCGGCCTGGCACCCGCATACGTCATCGAACGATGCGCCCTCGCATGGCACGCTGCAGTTGACCTGCGACGTGTGCAACCGGGCGCGGTTTCAGAAGCTGTTAGGATACGGCGGTGATCGGGCGTTCAAGGTGTTTGAGATCCGGCGCCTCGGTCACGAGCATGGCTGGACCTGTATTGCCGGTACCGATCGGTGCCCGGCCTGCTCACAGGCCGCCGCGCCAAAACCCGTAGGCAACAGCGCAGGCGGCGACCAGGGCAACGAACAGCACGCCTAGCGCGGTGACCAGCACGACCACATCGCCCGACATTCTCACAAGACCCACAGTGCAATCATGGCCATCATGACGTACATCAGCCCGCCGGCGAGCGCCCCTTCCCAGCCGGCGGAAATCCAGTAATAGCCGACGCAGACGAGCCCGAGCGCGCCCAGCAGCAGGTCGATGCGGCGGATGCGCCGCGTTACGTTGACATCACCCCATCGGCAGAAGGCATCCCAGGAGGCCGCGAGGTGGTGTGGGATTGGTATCCGCATTGTTGGGCCTCCAGCTTGGCCACGCGCCTCTGCAGCACCCGCACCATCCCTAGCAGGGCTGTGATCTGGTTGTCCTGACCGTGCAGCCGCTCGAGCATCTGGCGGTGCGGCCATTGCCGGCCGGGCTCGTCGGGATTGTATTTCTTGGTTGGCATGGTGACCCCCTGAAAGTGGCCCCGCCGGCCAGAGGTGCTAACCGGCGAGGCCCAGTTGGCTAGGTACAGTAGGGATACCTAGCTAACAGCGTTGCGGCGCCGACGATGCAGGCCGAACAGGCCGAGGCACGCTGCGATGACGCCGGGAATGCCGGCACCGATCGCGGGTGCAGGCACCTGTGCCGGGATGATAAAGAAGCTGTCCGGCCCATCGTTGGCACCGCTCAAGCGAGCATAGAAGATCAGCTTATCACCCGCGCTGATATCGGTGCCGAGGTTGATGTCGAAACCGGACAGCGTCCAATCAGGAAACCCGGTTCCGTTGTTTGCATTCACCAGCGGCGTGCCGCCCGGTGCGAGCGAATACACCGACAGCACCGTGTGCGTTGTCAGGTTGAGGAGGAAAAAACTCTCCAACACCTGTGGGGTGTTGGTATCGTTCACGTCAATGCCGATGCTGAACTTCAGCGATGGGTCACCCTTGGCGAGCAAGTATGCCCGCAGGAACGAACCATCATAACCAAGGCCCACAGTGTCCAGGCCAGGATCGCCGCCACCCGACACGTTGGTCGAGAAGTAGCGGAGGTCTTGCCCCGGCTGTCCGTTGTTGTGGAAATTGGTGTAGCCGAAGTCCGCTTGTTGCTGCGGCTGATTATCGCCGCAGATCACGCACTGGATGTTCTGCGGCTGGTTGCCACCCGGCACCACTGGCGTCAGCGTCAGATTGTCGGCGCCGGCAAAGGTCCAGTTCTGGCCGCCGAGGACAACGTCAGCCTTTGCTGGCAGGGTTGCGAGGGCCGTTCCCGCCAGCAGGAGGGCCGCTAGGGTTAGTCGTTTCATCTAGGTTTTCCTTCTGTTGCTACAGTAGCGCGGCGAGGCTGTCACGTTGCGTGGGCGGGCGCCATTTATATCTTTTGGACGGGGATTGATTAACGTCACGCACTGTGACAGGTTCTCCTGCCAACGCAGGAGGGATTATGAAGGCCACGCTTCTCGCCGCCGCGATTGCGACACTCGGCACGTCTGTCGCAGCGCAGGAAAGCACCCACGCCAAGACCGCATCGCCGTTCCCTTCAACCATCACTTCGATCCCCCACCCGTCCGGCTGGCAGATTGGCGCCCCCAAAACGGTGACGACCACGCCCGAGCGCAGCATGCCGGTGCCGATCGGCGTCACCCCGATGCCGCTGCCCACGATGGACAGCGTTGTCATCATCAAACACGGCCGCGGCGGCCGCCTGGACGAGCATACGTTGCGGTTTGCCGACTTTCGGCGCAACAGAACCAAGGTCGAGATCCGCGGACCTTGCTACTCGGCCTGCACCATCGTTCTGTCTTATGTTGATCCGGCCGACCTGTGCATCGCGCCCGGCGCGTTCATGGCGTTCCATGCCGTGCGTTCGGCCGAGCGCAGGGAGTACATGAAGGTCGAAACCGAATTCCTGTACACCCAGTATCCGGCGCCGATCCGAAGCTGGATCGACCGCACCGGCGGTTGGCAGCATCTTCCGCTCGACGGCTTCTGGATCATGCACGACAGCGAATTGTGGGCTGTGGGCTACCCGAAATGTAATTAGGAGGCGGTGATGGCTGACGGCTACGATCCGCGCATGCTGCAGATGGCGCAGATGGGTGTTCGCATGATGGGCCCGCAGGCCGGGCCGTTCGACCGCACCAACCAACCCAAGCAATGGTGGGATCAGCCGCTACCCTCGCCGCAGCGGCGCAATGATGACAACCCCTCTGGCCAACCGGCCAATCAGCCAGCCAATCCGTCCAAGCAGCAGCCGAGCCTGCTGCAAATGCTGATGCTGGGTGGCCCGGCGTCCTACAGCGGTACGCCGCGGCCGCAAGCAGCCGGCGCCAGCCCCTGGGGTTGGTTGGGCAGCATGGGCATGCCCGGCGGCGCCGGCTGGGGCGGTGGAGGCGGAACGCCGGGATAGATGCACTATCGCAAGTACGCACGCGGCTGCTTCCCGATCGTGGCAACGCTTAAGGCGGTGCGCGCCGAGCGCGGCATCACCCGCAAGTATCTCGCGACCAGGATCGGCTGCGGCTACTACACGCTAATCAAGTGGGAGAACGGCCACTGCGTGCCATCGCTACAGTCACTGTATGATTGGTGCGAGGCGCTGCAACTCGATCTGTTAGTGGAGCGGGATGATGTCTGACGCCTATTCGACCACTGTCGAGCCCGAAGCCCCCGTTGATCCAACTCCCGAGGATACCGAGGGCGTGATTTCCCCGCAGGAAGCCCATCTGCGCGACGGCAACCTCACCTATCACTGCGGGCTGTGCAAGAATTACGAGGGCGCCGCCAACATGACCTGCACCAGGGTCAGCGGCGAGATCAATCCATACCAGCTATCGGACGAATACGAAGGCTACCCCAATCCGATCAAGCATAAGACGCCGGCACGGTTTCAACCCCAGCCCCGCAATGCCGAGCCCGCCGAGGCTTCCACCGATGCCGAGCCCGATATGCCGCCCCCTACCCGCATCGGACGCAAGGTTTACGGCTGAATTCAACCGCTGCTGGCCGTGGCTTGAGGCCTCGCTGCTGGAGAATGCCTTCGAGCACAACGGCCGCAAGTGGCCGACGCATAGCCGCCAGCATGTGTTCTGGCGCATTGTGCAGCGCAGGACGTTCTTTTGGCCGTTTCCAAACTGCGCGTTTTCTACCGAATTCAAGATCGCCCCGACCGGGCTGAAAAGCCACGTTACCTGGCTGGCCGGCGGCGACCTTGCCGAAATCGTGGAGAAAACGCCCATGATTGAAGATTGGGGCCGAGCGCACGGCTGTCACCGCCAGGTCGGCTACGGCCGCCGCGGCTGGGTGCGCGTGCTCGAGGGCTATTCCGAATATGGCGTGTCCCGGCAAAAGAGTTTGATCCGATGAAAACACCCCGGCTGCATTATTTCAAAAAGAACACGATCGAATTGCCCGAGGGCTACCGCAAGCCGATCAAGCGCAAGCGCAAGACCGCGGTCGAGCCGCCGCCAATCATTGTTGCCAAAGCCAAGCCGGTGATCCGGCGCCGAACCCCGCGCGGCCGGCTGATGCCGTTGCGGATGAAGAACGAGTTCATCCCGCCCGGCGCCGATTGGTGCCAGATCAACGGCCAGAAGGTGCGCCAGGACATCTACTTCGGTGATGTGCGCGGCCGGATGTTCATCCCGGGGCGGTGGACCGGCGAGGGCTGCGGCCCGTGCGGTCCGAGCATGTTCGATTTCGGCGGCGGCTGCGGTGATGACGGCGGCGGCGACGGCGGCTGTGCCGGTTGCGATAGCGGCTGCGATAGTGCTGGCTGCGATAGCGGCTGCGAGAGCACTGGCTGCGCTGTTGACGGCTGCGCCGGATGTGCCAGTTGCGCCGAAACCGGCTGCGAGAGCACGGGCTGTGCCGAAACCGGCTGCACCACGACCAGTGATACGGGCTGCACCAGTACGGGCTGCGCCGAAACCGGATGTACCACGACCAGCGACACTGGTTGTACCAGTACCGGCTGTGCCGAAACCGGGTGCAGCAGCGTGGGCTGTGCCGAAACGGGCTGCAGCATCGGCTGCGCTGATCCCTCCGGTTGGGATACCGGCCCCCCGGGGGACCCAGGCGGCTGCGGCTGGAGCCTAAGCCCCACCAGTGACTTCGGCGGCTGTGCCGTCGATTTCACCGGCGGCGGGCAAGGCTTTGGCTTTGGCCCCGCCGCCGGCGGTAATCTGGGGTACGGCAACGCCATCGGCGCCCCCGGCTGGGCCACCGGCGACTTTGGCACCTATGGTTACGGCGGCCCCACCGGCACCGGCTTCGGCTATGGCGCGCAGGGCGCCACGATCGGCGGCCCCGGCATGTACGGCTCGCCGGCTGGCCCCGGCATTACTGGTTTTGCGAATGACTTCAATGCCCCTCCTGGGGCGACGTTCGGCATGCCGAATTCGCAGGATGTCGGCCCGCAGACCGGGCCCGGCATGATCGGCGGGCCGTCGACCTCGCAACCGGGCGAGGCGTTGTTTGGCCCGGGCATGCAAAACGCTCCCGCGGTCGACCCAAACCCCACCGTTAACCCCGACGATCGCACTGAGAACCCAACCTCGGTTTTCGGTCCTGAGTTCGCAAGCACCCAAGCCGGGCCCGCTGTCGGTAATTTCGGGTTTATCGGTCAGGCGCAGGCCGCAAGCCGCGGTAGCGACGAATTGGCCGCGGCGTTGCAATCTTCCCCGTTTGCGCAAGTGGAGGCCATGGCGGCGCAATTGGCGCAATCCAATCCCCAGTTGGCAGAGGCACTCATGGGGATTGTAGCCAATCAGAACACGCAGACTAACATGATCGGTCCCACCATGACCGGCTTTGAGCAGGCAACCCCCGGCGCCCAGCAAGGCTTCACCGGCGTTGGTCCTACGGCTTCGCAGCAGGGGGCTTTCAGCGGCCAGAACACGCTATCCGGCGTGTCGGGATTTACCAACGATCAGGCGCAGGGCAAGGGCGATCTGGGTGCCCGCGGGCCCGCCGAGCAAGCAAATCCCAACATGGACCTCATCGGTCCAATGACGACGCAGCAGGGCTATAATCAGCTTGCGGCCGAAATGAACGCCCAGCAGACCCAGCAGCAGGGATATCAGACCCTGGCTGAACAGATGAATGCCCAGCAGAACCAGCAGGCCATGGTGGAAGCGCAGGAGCGCGGCGAGCAAGCCCGGGGGCCGCAGGAGCAGGAGCAATCTCCGCAGCAAACCATATCGAATGCCTTTAACGACTTGGCGGGCCGCGGGCCCGGCCTGACGCAAACCGATTTTGACAGTCGGTTCGGTACGCCCGACATGTTCGCGCCGACCTACGATCTGACGCAGACGCCGCCGGCACCAACACAAGTGGACCCGTTCGGCTCGCGTTTCGGTGACTTCCGAAGCAACGAGGAACAGCAGCAACAACTGGAGCAGCTGTCGACCAACTTCGGGCCGAACTACGGGCCGCAGGCCCCCGGCCTTGCCGAGCCCGGCCAGCTTGGCCGTGGGTTTGAGTTGGCAGATCCAAACGTAACGCCAGGCCAAACGAATTTCGGGCAAAACCCCCTCGGCACGCAGTTTTCCGCACCAACGGCTTCACGCGGCCCGGAAGTGGAAACCCTCGGGCCGCAGATCGGCCCATTGCTTAGTGCGCTCGATCCTGCGAGCCGCGGCGTTGGCCGCGAGGCAGCGCCGCTCGGGTTGTGGGGTATGCAGCAGCAAGATGTCAGCCGCGGCAGTCCGACCGGCATGCCCAGCCAGGCTGGGCCATTTGGTCGTGGATCTGAGAGCAGTGGCCGTGGGCCTGAGAGTGGCCGCGGCCCGGGTTTGTCGATCACTGTTGGAGCCAACCCGCAATCATCCGGCCGTGGCCCAAGCGGCGGTCCGGGCTACTACAGCACCGGCGGGCTCGGCATTGCGCCCGGCGCCAGAGGTGCGGAATTCGGTGGCGTCTACGGCCCCGGCGTGGCCACCGGAATGCCCGGCACCAATACGTTCGGGGTCAGTGGTCGCGAGGGGGCCGCCGGCTTCTATGATGCGGTCACCGGCGTCTACTACCGATAGGAGTTGCCGCCATGGAATTTCGCAACAGCAGGCTTGGCTTTGGTGTGGAGCCGGTGGATACGGCACAATTGGGAGGCGTGGGGCAACAGGCGCCACCCCAGGCACCCGGCCTGCTGCAAATGGCGCAGGCGGCCATGGGCGACGGTGGCGGCCCTGTCGGCGATGTCAGAGGTGGTGGCGGTGGTGATGGCGCTGCGCCGTTTCAATCAGATTGGTCCATTATGGCGCCGCCGGCCGGCTGGCAGTCGCTAGGCCCCGCTTACCAGCAAGCTGGAATTCCTAATGGCTGGCTTGGCCAGGGCAATTATATGGAGAACCCGGATGCGCTTGCGCGCACGATGCGTGGCCCGCAAATGCCCTACGGGATAAACCCGTTCACAGATATCGAATACGGCCCCGGAGAAAATGGAACGTCAGGATTTACCCTCCGAGGCCCAGACGGTACCAGAGGCCCCGACTTGTTCGGCGGTCATCAGTGGACTAACCCCGGATCGACCGGGCTGGTCGACAACTTCCCACGCGATATTCCAAGGCTTCTCCCCAAGGAATACCAGGCATGGCTGGCCCCTGCTTTGATGAAACATTTCTACGGTGCTGGTTATACCGGCCAGGGCGGTAGTGGCGTCAATGCGCCATGGACGCGCCAATATGCTCCAACGGCCCCCGTACTTGAACACCCGACGTGGCCCGGCATTGCTCAGTATGATCCCTGGCACCGGGATTTGGGTGCGTACGCAAATCTTTATAGTTGAGCGGAGCCTGCCATGCCCAGCCAGACCCACGGCGGTAAAGTATTGCTACGTCGGCGGCAGATGAAGTTTCACCCCGACGAGGTGCGCTCCAAGATCCAGGCCATCCGATTGGTGGATACCCTGCACCAATTCATCTTCAGCGAAGTGGACAAGAACGGCCGCAAGCTGGCCGATCTGAGCATGGCGCAAGTGCGCGCCATCGATTGTCTGCTCAAGAAGGTGGTGCCCGACCTCACCCGCACGCTGATCAGCGCGGACGTGAATGTGCGCTATGTTGCCGAATTGCCCAAGGTGCTGACCAAGGAAGAATGGGTTCGCAAATACGGGTCAAGCGAACCTTTGGAACTGACGGCACTCCCGGCGCCGACCAACGGCAACGGCGATGGACGCCCAAACTGACCAAGTTAAAACGATCTGGAGCCCGGGTGGGAATTTCGCCCAGTGGGCGCTGCTGGAGTGCCCGATCTTCGAGGTGTTCTTCGGTGGAGCTCGGGGCGGTGGTAAGACCGACGGCATGCTCGGCGATTGGATGCGCCACGCCAACGAGCACGGCATCAACGCCTCGGGGCTGATGCTGCGGCGAACCCGCACCGAATTGATGGACACGATCGAGCGCAGCCGGATGATCTACGGGCCGCTCAAGTGGGCCTACAACGAGCAGGAGAAGACATGGCGCGATCCCAGTGGAGCCCGCCTCAAGTTCGCTTACTTGGAGCGCGACGCCGACGCAGAACTCTATCAGGGCCACAGCTACTCCAGGCTCTACATCGAGGAGGCTGGGAACTTTCCGAGCCCCGCCCCGATTTTCAAATTGTTCGCGACATTGCGGAGCGGCTCCGGCGTGCCGGTTGGTATCCGGTTAACGGGCAATCCGGGTGGACCTGGGCACCAATGGATAAAGGCGCGCTACATTGATCCGGCGCCGCTCGGCAACAAGGTGATCGTGGACGCGGTCACCGGGCTGGAGCGCATCTTTATTCCGAGCAAGGTCGGCAACAATCAATTCATCGATGTGGAGGCGTACAAGCAGCGGCTGCGATCGTCCGGCAGCAAGGAATTGGTGCAGGCCTGGCTGGACGGTGATTGGTCGGTCACGCTCGGCGCCTTCTTCGACTGCTGGAACACCAACCGGCACGTCATCGAGCCGTTCGAGATCCCGAAGGATTGGATGCGGTTTCGCTCCATGGATTGGGGCAGCGCCTCGCCGTTCTCGGTGGGGTGGTGGGCGGTGGCCTCGGACGAATGGCAGGTTCACGGCCGGGTGATCCCGCGCGGCGCCATGGTGCGCTACCGGGAATGGTACGGCATGCGGCCGAACGAGCCCAATGTCGGGTTGAAGTTGCACGCCGGCGAGGTCGGCAAAGGAATTTTGGCGCGGGAAAAAGGCGAGGAAATATCCTATGGCGTGCTCGACCCCTCGGCGTTCGCCCAGGACGGCGGGCCGTCGATCGCCGAGCGCATGGGCACCGACACCGGCGGCAAGATCTGGTTCCGCAAGGCCGACAACAACCGGGTGCGGGTGATGGGGCACCTCGGCGGCTGGGATCAGGTGCGCGCCAGGCTGGTCGGCAACGACGACGGCCACGCCATGCTGGTGGTGTTCTCGACCTGTGTGGATTTCATTAGGACCGTTCCATTTCTGCAACACGATCCAGATCGGCATGAGGATGTCTATTCCGAGAGCGAGGACCACGCCGCGGACGAGTGCCGCTATGCCTGCATGTCGCGGCCGTGGATTGCGGTGAAAGAACCGCAAAAGCCGGCTGACGTGTCCGGCTACGAGGTGTTCCGCAAGAGCACCGCGGCCGAGGATTGGAAGCAATTCTAGGAGGTGGCCATGCCAACACCCGACATGACCAACTGGCCGCCGGAATACATCCGCGAATATCTGCTCGACCAGCAGCGGGCATTCGAGGCCGACCAGCGGACCAACCGCGCGCTCAATGCGATCCCGCCGGACGACCGGGCGGCGCGCGAGCAGATGTCGCCGGCCGATCAGCTTCGCTATTACGACGCAATGAAGCGGCAGCAGCAAAAGCAGCCGCCGGGATTATTGACGATCGGCCGGCAACGCTATGAGGGCAGATAAATGTCAGTGATGGAAAAGTTCGCGGCGTTCGTCGGCTCGCTGTCGCCCCAGGAAACCGGCGAGGTGATGCCGCTGATGATCGGCTTCATGCAGAGCAACTTGGGGGCCGGCATGACCGGCCCGAATAGCGGCCCTGATCAAGCAATGCCGCCCCCGCCTCCCGGGGGTGACACTGGCCCGCCCGTCCCCCCTGGCATGTCACCTGGGCCAGAACCCTTGCCGCCGCCGGTGCCCGGGTTGCAGCCTGGCGGGCTGATGGGACGGCCGCCGATGCCGCCCACGCAAATCGGCAACAAGGCTTACTGACATGGCTGTATCCAATGTCGTCAATTTCACCGGCTACAGCACGACCGCCGGTGGCGGCGCGCGCGGCCACGGGCCGGCCGATCTCGATCAGCAGGACGAGAAGGACGGTTTTTGGCCGTTGGAAAAATGCGTCAAGGCCTACACCACCTACCTCGACAGCAAGCGGCTGGAAATCGAGGAGCAGCAGGTAGCGCGGCGCTATCGCCACGGCGCGCAGTGGACGAATGAGCAGGTCAAAACATTCAACGACCGCAAGCAGCCGGTCGTGACCTACAACAAGATCGGCCAGAAAATCGACGGCATCGTCGGCACGGTCGAGCGGCTCAAGCAAGACCCCAAGGCATTCCCGCGCACACCCGAGCATCAAGCCGGCGCCGACCTTGCGACCGCCGTTCTCAGATACTTGATGGACAACAACAACTGGAACGCGGTCACGCCGGTGGTGACCGAGAGCGCCGCAGTGGACGGCCTTGCTGGCATCGAACTCGATCTCAAGGCGGTGCCGCCGACACCACAGCAAGCCCGCGGTTCGCCACCGCAGGAGCAACCCGACTATGATGTGATGTTCAAACCCGTCGATAACGACGGGTTTTTTTATGACCCGCGCTCGTTCAAGCATGACTTTGAGGACGCACGCTATCTCGGCATGGGCAAGTTCGTTGACGAGGAGCAACTCGTTGAAATGCTGCCCGGCATGGAGGAGGAGATCAAGGCGGCGTGCGATGCCAACACCGAATTGATGAGCAACAGCGACCGCGACAACAGGTGGTTCGCGACCAATGGCGACTTCAAGCAAATTCGATTGGTTGATATTTGGTACAAGTCACAGGGCGGCTGGAAGTGGGCGTTGTTCACGGGCTCTAAGATCCTTATGCAGGGCGAGTCGCCGTTTATTGACGAGCATGAAAAGCCGATCGCCAAGTACATCATGTTCAGCGCGGCGGTGGATCATGACGGTGATCGCTACGGTTTCCCGCGCAATCTCATGTCGCCGCAGGACGAGGTCAACCAGCGCCGGTCGAAGGCGCTACATGAGTTGAATAACCGCCGCATCATCGCCACCAAGTCAGCGATTGCGGACAGCAACGTGGAGGCATTGCGCCGCGAGGCCGCACGCAGCGACGGCATCGTGCTGGTCAACACCTCGCTCGACGACATCCGGTTTGACGATCAGGCCAAGCAGGCCGCGGTGATGGGGCAACTGCAGTTCATGCAGGATGCCAAGCAGGAAATCGAAACCTTCGGCCCGAATTCGGCGATGATCGGCGGCGATGCCGCGAGCGGCGGATCGAGCGGCCGTGCCATTGCGCTGCTGCAGCAGGCCGGCCTGGCCGGGCTCGGCCCGTACATGTTCAACCTGCGCGGCTGGAAGGTGCGGGTGTATCGCGCGCTGTTCAATGCGGCGCAGAAATACTGGACCAATCAGCGGTGGATCAGGATCACCGACGCCGAGGGCCAGCCGCAATTCGTGCAGATCAACGAGGCGCTCAACGGCCCGGATGGCCAGCCATCGGGCATGATGCGAAATGCGATCGGTGAGTTGGATGTAGATATCATCCTCGACGAGGGGCCGGATACGATTACGCTGATGCAGGACACCTACGAGGCGATCTCGCAGGCGCTTCCGGCGGTGGCGCCGATGCTCACCCCCGGCCAGGCCACCGCGGTGATGCGAGTGCTGATCGAAACCAGCCCATTGCCCGCCGACGTGAAGAAGACCTTCCGCGATGCCGGCGAGCAGGAGGGGCAACAGCCCGATCCGAAGCAGCAGGAAGCGCAGGCCAAACTGCTCCTGCAGAAGCAGGAAACCGAGGCGCGCATGGTGCTGGAAGCAGAGAAGGCGAAAGCCGACAACGCGCACAAGCAGCAGGCGGCGATGATCGATCTGGAAATCGAGCGCAACCGATCGGCCAACGACATCCAGATCGAGCGCGAAAAGGCACACGCCCAGATGGAGGTGGAGCGGTTCAAGGCCGAGCAGCAGGCGCAGCTTGCCCTCGCGCAGGCACAAATCAAGGCGCAGCAGGATCAGCAACAGGCCGATCTATTCGAGAACGATGTCGGCCTGCGTACTATCAACGGCATGATTTTGGAACGCGACGGCGTTCGCCGGCAGCAGGAGCAGGCCAAGGAGCAATCTAAAGCCAGCAAGCTGGACGAGGCTTTGGCGCAACTGGTCGGCGCCATCGGGCAGTCGCACCAAGGCTTGATGCAGGCGATGAGCAAGCCGCGCAAAGCGGTCATTCACCGCGATCCGCGCACCGGCAAGGTGATCGGCGCGGTGGCTGTGTCGGAGGATTAGGATGGCGCAGCAAACCATCAACATCGGCGCTGCGCCCGACGACCATACCGGCGATCCGGCGCGCACGGCGTTTGACAAGTGCAACGTCAATTTCACCGAGTTATACGGCAGCGTGGGAGGTTCGTTCTTGCCGCTGGGCGGCGGCACGTTGACCGGGCCGCTGATGTTGCCGGTCGGCTCGGCCAACGTGCCCTCGCTTACTTTTAGCGGCACGACGACAGGGCTGTACGGCGTCGGAACAACGCAAGTCGGCATCGCGATCAGCACGGTGCAGCGTGTACTCGTAACGGCAACATCACTCACATTCACGGTACCGGGCAGGGGCGGGGCCGGTACCGCTGCTGCGCCAACTTACTCTTTCACATCTGACAGCAATTGCGGGCTGTACCGCAGCGCCTCCGGCGTTGTCAGTATGTCCACGGCTAGCACCGAAAGCATGCGCTGGACCGGCGCGGATAACTCGACCTACGCACTGGGGCCATTCATCGAGCGGCCACCGGCCAGCATCACGCCGGCGAATAACGGCGATATGGTGTTCCAGCTTACCAGCAACACGACGTTAACGGTCAAGGTCAAGGGCAGCGACGGTGTGGTGCGCTCCGCGGCTCTGACGCTGGCCTGATGTGGACGGCCGACACTACCGTCATTACCGCAGATAACACCGGAGCGACCGCAGACGGCTTTGTGCCTGGGGGGGAGGTTATACCCCCCAGCCCTGGGATTGTGACTGGCGGCTACACCGGCGGCGCCAGCCGCGGCCGGATGATCCGCCGCCGCCGCCGGGATGAGGTGGACCTGGAGCCGCCGCCGCTCGTTGCGCCGCCGCCTGACTTGAAACCGCCGCCGTTATCACCGCCGCGGCCACCGTTACTGCCGCCGCAGCCGAGCCTGATGGCCGGCGTGCCAATGATCACAGCGCAACTGCCTCCGACCCTCCCTCTGGATGAGGACGAGGAGGAAATCGCGCTCCTATTGGAATTGCTTTCGTAACCGGCGACGACACCGCCGGGCGCACGGGCCGCGCACGCATGGCCTGTTTCCGCATCGTCCAGGCGACATTGGGCGTCACGTAGCGCGGCCACGACACGGCCGAAGGAGAACCTATGAGCACAGAACCAGCAGGCGGCACGATCAGTGGCAACAGTACCGACACCAACACCATCACTGATCGGCAGTTATTTGATCACGCCATAAGCACCCCCGATCCGACGCCGGCAGCATCACCTCGCGAAGACGGGCGTGAACGCCCTGATGCCTCGCCGTCGTCATCGCAGCCGTCATCGACCGGGCAACCGGCATCGACGCGGCCCGATCTGCAGCAGGGCGCACAGACGCCCGGCCAACCGCGTGACCCGCAAGGGAAGTTCGCGCCCAAGCCGCAGGGGCAACAGGGGCAGCAGCACAATGTGCCGCTGGGAGAATTGCTAAAGGAACGTGACGCACGGCAGCGTCTGGAAGCGCACGCGCAGGAGTTAACGCGGGCGGTGATGGACCTGCAGCAGCGTCTAAGTCCCCAGCAACCGCAGCAGCCGCAAGGACCGGAAACCATCTTTGACGATCCAAGGACGTACCTGGATCAGAATGTCATGGCCCCTATGCGTGCGGAAATGCAGGCATACGGCATGAAGGTCAAGGATGACGTGAGCCGCACGCAAGCCAACATGCAATTCGGCGAGCAGGAAGTGAACGCCGCATTGGTTGACATCGGCCGCATCCGGCAAACCCCGCAAGGTAACTTTGTCTTCAATCAGATCATGCAGAGCGGGCATCCTTACGGCGAGTTGGTCAAATGGCATCGCACCGTTCGCGCACAACAGGCGATCGGCGCCGATCCGCAAGCATGGTTGCGTCAGCAGCAGCAGGCATGGGCCGAGAACGAAAAGGTCCAGGACTACGTCATGCAGATGCGCGCAAAGCGTCTGGGTGCTCAGAAGGGTAATCCGCCCAATGTGCAATTGCCGCCGTCGCTGTCGTCGGTGCGGTCGTCATCCGGCCGGATGGACAACGGCGGCGATCTGAGTAGCGCATCACTCTACGACTTCGCCACCAAGTAAACCGACCGTTCGTCCGACAGGAAGCACCCGCCGCAAGGCGGGTTTTTTGTTGGCTGCGGTCATAGCAGAAAGGGCACACGGCCATGGCCGTCACCGACATCCAGGCTAACAACAAACTGATTCGCTTCACGCAAGCAATAAATCGCGAGTGGGTTCGCGAGAATATGTTCAGCCCATATATGAGCGACGATGTCAACGCCATCATCCGCCGCCGGATGGAGTTAAAGAGCGGCGGCGAGGTGATGAACATCCCGCTGGTTACCAGGCTGCAAGGGTTGGGGGTATCTACCGGCCCACTAGTAGGTAATGAAGATAAGATCGACGACTATGGCTACAGGATTTGGTTAGAGTGGGTCCGCAACGCGGTCGTCACCACCAAGGCTGAGAGCCAGAAGGACAGCGCCGACATTTTCGGGGAAGCAAAGCCCCTGTTGTCGGACTGGCTGTCGGAGGTCACCCGCGACGAGATCATCGCGGCCCTGATGGCGCTGCCAACGGAAAGCCAGCCGGCGGCCGGCGTTCGCGTCAACGGCATCCAGTACG